TAGGAGATCTAAAACTTCATCTGTTGAATAAGAGGTATGAAGATACCAAACGGATTGTTGGACTTTAGCCCATGCGCCTAGCGTTTTAATTTTTTCAATGAGCGCATCGTAATTCTGGCCAGACTTATTTAAATCATAAGTAACTAAGAGATTATTTTTCATAATTTATCCTTATTTGTGTTGTGGTTAGCGAAATTATATTCCTTATGTGTTGTGGTGACAATAAGGAGCTTGAGCCTTACAAGCATAAAGAAAGGTATTTAATGGCTCTTTGTTTGGTCGGTTGTGGAAACTGACACGGTACAAAAACACGGTAGCGTTATGAAAAATAACACAGGGTTCAAATTCCAAAAGAGCCTCCAGCTAAAGCCGTTCTCAAAATGCGAATGGAATCGCCCAATCTTCTTGAAAATTGAATGGAATCGAGAGCGGCTCTAGCTGGAAACAGCATACCTTAGTTTAAAAACACTTACTTTAAAATTGGTTAGACCCCTAGTTGCTTACACTTTGGCGCTAGGGGATTTTTTTAACCAATATTTCTTAACCAACAAATAGGTGAACTATGAAAATCAAAACCATTTTACAAGTATCTGCTGACATCATTTTTGGAATTGCATCGATTGCAGCAATGCTATTAGCCCTATTCGTGCTAATTGTTGTATCAGCAACTCCGGCGCAAGCCTATACACAAGAAGAAAGAGCGCAAGCATCTTTATCGTGGAATGCAGAACATGGCGATCTCCAACCTAATTTAACTGAACCTGCTAGACAGGAGGCTCTAGTCTTTACCGCAACAAAACAAAAGGAATTGGATAATGAAAAAGGCAAAAGTAAAAATTGAGGTTGAGCCTTATCCGAAAGGTGGATGGTATGTTGTTGAAAGAGTAAACGGCAAAGAATTGTGGCACTCTTCTAATTACCAATCAATAGAGCTTGCTGAAGTGCGAATGAAAGAGCGCAAAGAGCTAAAAGAGAATACAGCTGAATGGCTCAATAACAAGCTCGCTCGCCGCTTAAAACCGAAAACTGGACTAGCAACCAAGCCAACATTAGTTAAGCGTATTTCAAAGGCTAAGATGCGTTATTTAAAACGCTTTGATGAGTACAACGAAATGCGCAATCAACAGCCTGAATCTGAGCGCCAAACTGAATTTCAACTTACTGAGATTCATCGTCTTTTTGGCGTACACGCAACCACAATCGAGCGAGCGATTTATTATCGCCAAATCAAGCCTCGAGGCAAAAAATTAATCAGAGGTCATTGGGTGAGAACATTTAAATACGAGGATTTATGCTCTTACTTTGACATATTGAGAGGTATTCCAAATGGAAACGATGCAACGACAATGGGAAATAGCTAGTTTTACAGCTTATGACAAGGCGCAAGAACAATATGATGCCTATGAGCGTGCAGTAGAAAATGAAATTAGCGATATAGAAAGAGAAATAAAAAGTGGAGATAGCCAAACCTTATGCGAGTTTTCTGAGCTTATGGAGGAAAACGAAAATACTTGGCTAGATATTTTCTTGTGTGATCAAGCATCGCTCAAAAACTTGAGAGATAAGGCAGTAAAAAAACTTGCTGAAAATCGCATAGCGCAAAACGAAGAAGATTATAAACGTGGTTATATTTAAATTTAAGGTAAATAAAAATGACAGAAAAATTTGAGTTGATCCTATCAACAGAAAGCAAAGTTTTAACAACCAATATTGCAGACTTTGAGAAACAAGCGGATGAGTTTATCTCTACCCTAACAAGCAATTTTGAAACAGATGATGACTTCTTGGCTGCAAAAGAAGAAGTGAAAATCCTTAAAGAA